AGAGTCGACAGGTGGTATGAGCTTGAAAAAAACGAGTTTAACGAAATCGGCAAAGCAGCCCTAAATCAGCAACGAATGAAACGTTTTATCGCTGAAACGAGCGGTGGACGAATGATTGAGGTCACAGTTGACGATATTTTACAGGAAGTGAGGGAGCGGAATGGTAACGTGGACACCGAATGAATTAATTAACATTGATAACGCCTTAAGAACTAAAATTGCAGACGGCACAGAATTTAGGTGCCCTTATTGCTTTAAAATCATTGAGTTGACTGAAGATGATGAATTTACGGAATTGGTTTGTTCAAGAGATGAGATATTTCACGCAGAATGTTTAAAAGATGACTTTAATCTTTCTGAATTTTGGGACTACATTTCAGGCAAGCATTTTGAGAAAGACTTATGCGAATGGTTTTACGCCGTTGTTATAGACGAATGGAATCCAAGGTTGGAAGACGCTTTAATTAGCGGTATGAAAAATTGCAGTGCTGATGACCTTTGGGATTTTGTCGCAGACGATATTGAAGATTTTGTGGAGTGGCTTATTGATGAAAAGAAAATTTAGTTACAGAGAACAAGATGAAATTGTAAGGGAAGAGAACGAAAAATATTAAAAAGTTGGAGGGAATAAAATGATAGGCACAATATACGAGGCAAAGATTATAGGCAGTTATATGCAAGATGAAATCGAATATAGATGTCCGCTTTGTTATGACTCCATTGATATGGATTGCGACAGCGACGAAGAATATTTGTTTTACAAAGGAAACATTTATCATTGTGATTGTGTCAACGATTTAATTAAGGAACACGGAGTGGATTATATTCGAGATGAACTACAAAAAGACTATTTTGAATGGTATTTTAATTGTTCTTTGCACGGAGATATTGAATGGTCAGAAGAACTCGAAGAACTCCTCTTTGCTGATACGGAAAACATTGAGCTTTTTATCAAAGAAGATAGTATTGAATATTTCATAGATTGGATTGAAGAGGAGGGGAAAAATGAAAAGACTATACACACCGATTGAAAAAGACGAAATACACAATGAAATTTGCCGTATACAAGAAGAAATTTCAGAAATAAAAGCAAAATCATATAGAACGGTGCAGGAACAAGATAGACTTGACACATTAAAGTTAGAATTAAGGCATTTAATGAATATGTAAGGAGAGAAAAAATGACTTTTGAACAATTACAAAAAGCAAATGCACAAATTAAAACAACAGACATTAAGGGAAAGGCATATGCCGAAGTAAATGAGCGTATCAAGGCGTTCAGAATGATTTACCCTGACGGTTTAATCAGCACGGAGATTATTTCCATTGAAAATGGAGTGTGCGTTATGAAAGCAACAGTTGCCAATGAGGACGGAAATATCCTCGGTACAGGTACGGCATATGAAAAGGAAAACAGCACTTTCATTAATAAGACCTCATATATTGAGAACTGCGAAACATCGGCAGTCGGCAGAGCATTGGGTATGGCGGGATTTGGTATTGACACCTCGGTTGCAAGTTATGAAGAAGTGCAGAACGCAATCAATCAGCAGGAAGCGGAAAAGAAAAAGTACAAAAATTATGATATTACCGAGGCACAGGCGGCGTTTTTTGATACCTACCAAGACAAAGAGCGCATAACAAAAATGCTGAAATATTACAATGTTAATTCTGTACTTGACCTCACAGAAGCACAGGCAAAAGAAGCAATTGAGGCGTTGAAAAAATGATTGAGTTTAAGGCTAAAATCTCTGACATATCAAAAGGGTTGTTTGACAGTAAGACAAAATTAACGCTTGAATTTGACGGCAACCCTGCTGATTTTGAAGAACTGCTCAATGGTGATTTAAGAGTAAATCTTAAACAATGGCGTGATAAGCGTTCACTCGACGCTAATGCTTATTTTTGGGTGTTGCTTGATAAGTTAGCCTATAAATTGCAAAAAGGCAAAACAGAACTTTACAGAGCCTATATAAAAGATATAGGCGGCGTGAGCGAAACGGTATGTGTAAAGACGGAAGCGGTTGAAGAACTATGCAAGGGTTGGCAACATAACGGTGTGGGATGGCAAGCCGAAACAAGAGAAAGCAAGTTAAAAGGTTGCACTAATGTTACACTTTATTACGGCAGCTCGACATACGATACGGCGCAGATGTCAAGGCTTCTTGATTTAGTCATTCAGGATTGTGAGGAACAAGGAATACCGACTATGACACCAAAGGAGATTGAGAAATTGAAAGAGAGGTGGGGCGTTGAAGTTTAAGTCACTGTTTCAAGACGAAGAAACACAACGAAAATGTTGGTTATGTGGAAGACCTGCGACAGAATGGCATCACATTTTCAACGCTTCAAATAAGAAGAATTCAGAGCGTTACGGTGCGATGGTGCATTTATGTCACTTTTGCCACAACGAGCCGCCGAGAGGCGCACATCATAACAAAGAAACAAGAAACTATTTGTGCAAGGTAGCACAGGAACGAATTATGGACGAATATGGCTTAACACTTGACGAGTTTAGGCGAGTGTTCGGAAAGAATTATTTATAAAGGAGAAGTAATATGAATGAATTTCACAGACGAGTACAACGGGCATTAGAACTTCAACAGAAGATGTCAAAGGCTAATGCAGAAATGGAAGAGATGAAAAAAGAATATCAATTATTAATGAGCGACCCTTATTTATGCGATAAGGTAAACGGTTTAAAAACGGGAGGTATATTATGATTAATATTTGTGCATTACAAGGACGGCTCACCTACGAGCCTGAACTCAAATCAACACCTTCGGGTGTATCAGTTATCCGCTTTCAAATTGCGGTTGACCGTAATTACACACCGAGCGGAAAAGAGCGACAGGCAGACTTTATTGACTGCGTAGCTTGGCGACAGACGGCGGACTTCATCAGCAGATATTTCCGTAAGGGGTCAATGATTGCTATCGAAGGAAGCATACAAACGCAGAACTACACCGACAAGGACGGCAAACAGCGTAAATCCGTTGAGATTGTATGTAACAATGTAAGTTTTTGCGGAGACAAGAAAAACGGCTCACAGAGCGTTACAGAGGATAATACGGCAGATTATGAAGAAATCGTTGGTACAGACGAAGATTTACCGTTTTGAAAGTGAGGTAGAGGAATGGGAGAATATGAAAAAAAAATAAAATGTGAGCTTTACAATGATAATTTTCAGAATTTCAAACGATACAACATACCAAAAGCACAGTTAGTGATTGCAGATATTCCGTACAACCTTGGAGTTAATGCTTATGCAAGTAATCCTATGTGGTATAATGGAGGGGATAATTCAAACGGAGAAAGCAAAGTCGCAGGTAAAAATTTCTTTAATTCAGACGGATATTTCAAGGTCGCAGAATATTTTCACTTCTGCAATAGATTATTAAAAAAAGAGCCGAAAGAAAAAGGGAAAGCTCCTGCAATGATTGTTTTTTGTGCTTTTGAACAAATACCGACAGTAGTTGAATATGCGAGACGATATGGATTTGAACATTATTACCCGTTGATATTTTGTAAGAATTATTCAGCGCAGGTATTAAAGGCAAATATGAAAATCGTTGGAGCAACAGAATATGCATTGGTGTTATATCGTGATAAGTTGCCAAAATTTAATAACGGACGGCAATACGATGAGAACGGGAATATTATTCGTGGAAGCGGACATATGATTTTTAATTGGTTTGAGTGGAAAAGGGACAATTCAAAAGAATACCCAAAAATTCACCCAACACAAAAACCCGTAAATCTTTTAAAACAGTTAATTGAGATATTTACTGATGAGGGCGATGTTGTAATTGACCCAACAGCAGGAAGCGGAACTACATTGAGAGCCGCATTCGAATTAAATCGTAACAGCTTTGGATTTGAAATTTCAAAGGAGTTTGTAAAAAAAGCAAAAGAGCAAATGCTCGATTTTGAAGATAATCAAATCAGTTTATTTTAGGAGGGTATTATGAACAAAGCAAATCAGCGTATGCGTATATTAAAATATATGAAGCAAAACGGCAGTATTACAGGACTTGAAGCGACAAATGTATTACACATTATGGATTATCGCAAAAGAATATCCGAAATGCGCCGAAATGGAATTAATATTGATGATGAATGGCAGAAAAAAACAGACGGCGACGGTATGTCCGTACGGTATAAGAGATATTTTTTAATTAATGATTGACATTAACAACATATAGTAGTATAATAGTAAGTGAAACAGGGTGAATAATTGAATAAGGCTTTTACAAGGCTGTCAGCGACACTCTGTTTCATTTACCATAAAGGTTTCTTTTCTATATGTTGGCAGTCTTGTAAAGGTCTTATTTTGTTTTAAGGGGTGATAAATTGGAACATAGTTTTGATGTTGAATTAGCGGTCAAATATGGGTTAGTTGAAGCGATTTTATTAAACAATTTTCAGTATTGGATTGATAAGAACAAGGCTAACAGGAAAAATTATTATGATGGTAGTTATTGGACTTACAATACAACAAAAGCATTCAGCGAATTATTTCCGTATGTATCGCAACGGAAGATACAGAATGCATTAAAAAATTTGAGAGAAAATAATATAATTAAAGTTGGAAATTACAACGAAAATCAGTATGACCGAACATTGTGGTATGCATTTACCAAAAAGGGAGAATGCATTATGCAAAAAAAGGAAATGGAGAGTGCAAAAAAGGGAAATGGATTTGACGATTCGGGGAAATGTATTAATACAAATATAAACACAAATAATAAAACAGATGTTAAACACATATATGGCAAATATAAAAATGTCAAATTAACAGATGAAGAATATCAAAAACTTGTAGCCGATAAACTTGATTATATGATTGATGTATTGAGTGAAGGCAAAGCAAGGAAAGGGTACACATATAAAAGCGACTATCTGGCGGTTAGAAGTTGGGCAAAAAGAGAAAAGCCCAAGTCTGAAAAGAAAGACAAATTAAAAAGTGAGCCGAATTTTGATATTGAGGAGTTAAAACAAAAGGCGATTTTAAATGATGACTTTGATATATAACATAATAAATGAAATGTTTAAAGGCAATTTTTCATTTTTAATATTAATCGTGGGTATTTTACAGCTAATAGAAATGAGGAAAAGAAAATGACACAAAAACAAATTGAAAAAATCAATGAAATCAAAAACAGAGCGGAAGATTTTCTTTCGGAATTTATGGAGAATGAACGGCAGGCTGATGTATACGGCGAGACCGAGAATGATGACAAGGTCCTTCAAAGCATTGAATTTCTTGAGTTTGCGATTAAGGAGGCAAAGGAGATGAGCAAATGAAACAAATAGACAGATTACGCAATATGAATGCGGAAGAAACAAGAATAACAAAAGAACTTGACGATATACTTAATTATCCTTGTTCGGTGTGTGCATTTAAAGGGATAGGAAAGGATTGTTGGGCATATAGTAGTAAAGAAATTTGTCCATCATATAAGGATTGGCTTGAAAGTGAGGTAGAGGAATGACAGATTGTGCAAAACAGTATTACGATATTGCAAAAGACCATTTTAACGGTAGATGTCCGTATACAGACAAGCCTTGCGAAGATTGGAATTGTAATGAATGCGAGATTGAACAGGAAGAAAGAGAATATTTAGAGGAGGGATATTATGACAAAGCTTAAACCTTGCCCATTCTGCGGAGGTAAGGCAGAACGCTATAAAGGGCAAATATTTATGTACGGAGTACGATGTACACATTGTGGCATCGTTATTAACGGTTATAAAACGCAAGGTGGTGCAGTAAGATTTTGGAACAGGAGGGTTAACAATGGCTGATTATATTGACAGAGAACAATACGATAAAGGCTATGATGACGGCTTTAAAGACGGAAGAAAAGCGGTCATTGCCGAAATAATCGAACAGTATGGGGATGAGGTGACGGAATGAAAACATATATTGACGATTTAGAAATAAGGAACAAAATTGAGTATGAAAACGAAAAGTATATTGCTTATTCATATGACGATTTCTTTATGGGTGAATGGGTGGGTAATATCAATATCTTTAATAAGAAAACAGGAAAATCCGTATTTCACGCAACAACGAGCAAAGCGGTAACTTATGACGAATTGAAAAAACAGGTTGACGGCTTTGACGAATTTATGAAAGTAATGAGAGAAGGATAAATGAACATAATTTGTAAAGATTGCTTATACGGCAGACATCTCGGCGGTAAAGATTACGGATGCCGAAGTGAAAAAAGACGAGATGAAAACAGACAAGATAGTAATGTGAAACTTGTCAATAAGGAAGATTACAGTTGCGATTATGCGGAGATGGGGTTTATAAAATGAGCAAATATCACAGCAAAAAAACAACGCTTGACGGCATTAAATTCGACAGCAAGAGAGAAGCTTCTCACTATGCAGAATTGAAAATG